AGTTTACACCATTCTGGGATTTTGCTTATTTTTATGGTTATTCAGATGAGTTTACAGAGCAATTTACACAATATGGTTATAGTTACTTTGATTTCAAATGGTATGATGCAGAAGGAAACCTTGTTGCTAACACAGATGACCAATTCTATAAACAAGTATATGGTGAAATTGTAAAACAATATAATGAAGAATATGCAAAAGACTTAGGGTATCAAAACGAACTAAGTTTATCAGTAGGTGCAGACTATTACAAATACACACCTAAGAACTGGTTGCACATGTGGGTCACAGCTTACCCAGTAACTAAAGGCATGTCTGACTATTCATTTAACTATGATGTAGTAGACAATGGTATGGACTATGACTTAGGTTTAGTTTATGGTTGGAAGTTAACTAAAAAGTTTGGAGTATTTTTAGAAGGTAGATTTTTGTCAATGTACGATGTACAATCTTATGAGTCTAAGGTTGGATTAAACTGGTTGATATACTAATGGCTAAGAAAAAAACAAAGAAAAAAAAGAAAGGCTTGTATGCAAACATACACGCTAAGCGTAGAAGAATTAAAGCTGGTTCAGGAGAAAAAATGAGAAAGCCTGGAAGTAAAGGTGCTCCTACAAAAGCTAATTTTAAAAGAGCTAAGAAAACAGCCAAGAAAAGAAAGAAAAAGAAATAGTGGCTAGAAAAAGAAAAAAAGCTATACGCAAGACTACTAAAGGTAAGAACGCTAATTATAGAAAAACTAAGTCTGGAGCAGGAATGACTGCTAAAGGTGTTAGAGCTTATAGAAAAGCAAATCCAGGTAGTAAATTAAAAACTGCTGTTACTGGTAAAGTTAAGAAAGGTAGCAAAGCAGCTAAAAGAAGAAAATCATATTGTGCAAGGTCTTTAGGACAACTTAAAAAAAGTTCTGCTAAGACTAGAAATAATCCTAATTCAAGGATTAGACAAGCACGTAGAAGATGGAAATGTTAAAGGAGATACTATGTATAAGAAAGCAAAAAAAGTGTATAAGAAACCTAAGAAAAGAAAGAAAAGGAAATAATATGAATTGTGATTGTGGATGTGGAATATGCCTAAGTTAGATATGATAGGAAGTATCATTGATAAAGTAGCTGGTCATGTAGACAAGTTTACTTTAGACAAAGAAGAAAAAGCTCAGTTAATTATGGAGATTAACAAAGCACAAATAGAAGTTAATAAAATAGAAGCTGGTTCTAGTAGTTTCTTTAAAAGTGGCTGGAGACCAAGTGTGGGATGGATTTGTTCATTTGCGTTAGGTTATCATTTTGTGTTACAGCCTATGTTAGCATTTGGATTAACTGCAGCAGGATATACGTTAGTACTTCCAGAATTTGACATGAGTACTTTAATGACTGTTTTGATGGGATTATTAGGTCTTGGGGGAATGCGTAGCTTTGAAAAAGTTAAAAGGTCTGCATAATGCCAAGAAGCCATGTAACATTAAATGACTTTAGTGGAGGAGTAAACACTAAGTCGTCTCCTAGAGATATATCTTTTAAAGAGTGTACCTTAGCAGACAATGCTATTATAAATTATAAAGGTTTAATTAAATCTACCTCAGATGCTACTAGTAAAGCTGGTTCTACTATATTAACTCATACTGCTCAAGGTAATGGTGCATTTATATTTAACTCTGAATTAAATTTAGATTTAAGTGGTACAGCAACACAACCTATTCAAGTTATTGCACATCCTACTACTAATACTAATGCTCACAGCACTATAGAGTTTTTTTCACGCAATTTTGGTAATACTGGTAATTTTACTTTTTTAAACGGAACTCAAGCATCTAAACAAATAGACGATTCTACTGCAAATAGAATTGCTGAAGATTTAACTACTTCTGAAACAGATGTAACAGTAGAAGATTCTAGTGTTTTTAATATTGGAGATTTTATAACAATAGGTAGTGAAATAATGGAAATAACTGGTATTGCAGTAGACAATGTTTTAACAGTTATTAGAGAAGTTAAAGGAAGTAGTGCAGCTACTCACAGCACTAATGACCCTATACTTGAAGTTGACCCTTCAATTAACATGGGAGGTGCTGTAAATGATGCATTACAGCCCGTATACTACTATGTTGATGGAGTACTGTATGTATCAGATAAGCTAGTAGTAGATGGTACTAATAGTTCTTCACCTAAATCGTTTCAATATATAGATAAAAATAGATTTAATGCCACAGCTATTAAAGAGTGGATAAGTGCAGATGCAGCTGTTACTACTACTACAGATGCTATATTTGAAAACATAGCAGTAGCTGGAGAAGCTCTTTCACAACCTAGCGTTGCTGGTGAATTTAGAATGACATTAAAACAATTTGATTCTTATGATTCTGTTTCTGCAGTTACTACTGGTGCTGCTGATGTTTTGTTAGATGGAGCAATAGAATTTGATACAACAACAATTACAGTAAAAGCAACTTCTGGAACTGCTAACACTAATTTATCTGCTGGTACTGTATTCCTTTTAGGCACTGAAGCATTGCAAGTAGAAAGCAGAATAGGCAGTACTCAAATACAAGTTTCAAGAAATATATTTGGAAATTCAATAGAATTAGAACACGCAGATAATACTCCTTTACAAAAGTCAGATGAAGAATCTATTACTGGTGGTGGATGGGAAGAAGGAGATTACGAATTTACTTATACTCTTTTAGATTATCAAAAAAATGAATCTTTACCACACGTTTTTAGTACTGGTTTAAGTAATGCTACAATAGGTCATGGTAAATATTTTAGTGACGTAGGATTGCAAATAAATACATCAGAAACATTTAGAAAAAAAGAAAAAGGTTTTAGAATATATACAAGAAAGAAAAGTACTAATGATAAGTTTATTTTATTTTTAGATGCTGACTATGAAAGAGGAGTTAGAAGAAATTTATTTGAAGAGTTTACTGCTTGGACTAACAGTGGTAGTTATGGAGACTCTGGTTCAGCGTTTGCTAAAGTAGAATCATTAAAAATTAAAGTACCTTCATTAGAAACTTTTGAATCAATTAATGGATATTCTCAAGAAGAAAAATCTATATCATTTGGAACTGATGGTGGTTATAAATGTGCTGCAATATGTTCTAGTAGAGCTTGGGTAGCAAATGTAAGAAAAAATGATGAACTATTTAACGATAGAATATATTATACATTACCTAATAGATATACTACTTTTCCAGATACATTTTATTTAGATATTGGTATTAATGATGGAGATTCTTTTACAGCTATTCATGGATTAGGTAATAGAATATTAGCATTCAAACAAAAAAAACTTTATGTAATTAATGTATCATCTTCTTCTGAAGCAGGATGGTTTTTAGAAGGAGAGTATGAAGGAATGGGATGTATTTCTCAAGAAGCAGTTACAAAAACACCTTTTGGAGTATGTTGGGTAAATAATAGTGGAGTATTTGTATTTAATGGACAAACTGCTCCTACAGAGTTAACATCTAAATTAGATGATAAAATTTGGTATGATGCTCAAGTAGAAAGCAATATACAAAATCAACCAGCTATTGGATTTAATAATAAGTATAAACAATTAATAGTTTATCAAGATTCTTCTTATAGCACAAGTATCAAAACTTGGGTGTTTGATTTTATTACACAATCTTGGGCAACTACAGATGTAATATTTAATTTATTTTCAGAAGGTGGAGCTTTAGTAACACAAGTATCAAACTTTTTAGAATCTTTTGATGGAGTATATTACTTTGAAGGATTAACAAATAATAAAAAGAATTTAGCTGTATTTACTGGTGATTATGGAAGTAACCCTATAGATGTTCGTACTAAAGACATAGATTTTGAAAAACCTGGATTATTAAAAAAAATATTTAATGTAATAATTACAGCTAGAGATGCTGGAGCTAATACTACTTTAACATTATCTTATGCACTTAATGGAAGTTCAAGTTATACTCCTTTAACTGGTCAAGCTGTTAATAGTACTCAATATGCTATTAAAACATTTGACGTAGGTCAAACTTGTCAATCTATATCATTTAAAATTGCATCTAGTGCTAAAATAGAAATTAATGATATTACTATAGAATATAGAATAAGAAGAACGAGAGTTTCATAATGCCTAACTCTGGCAACCACAAATCTAATAGTGTAGATTCTTTTTCTAACACTAGACCATCTAATAACTCTATTAAGGAAGGACAATCTATATCTTATATAGATAAAGGAAACTTAATAAGATTAGAAAAAAGAAAAGGTGTTGTATATGAAAGTCAATTATTAGAAAGTGGTAAAAAACAAACTACTAATTTAAGAACAAGAACTGCTGTTTCAAGTACTGGTGATATTAGTTCAGTTATAGCAGGAACTGGATTATCTGGAGGAGGAACGTCTTCTTCTGTTACTTTATCTATTAATTCTACTGTAAGCACTCTTACTGGCACACAAACTCTTACAAACAAAACTTTAACAGCACCTACTTTAACTACACCAGCATTAGGAACACCAGCAAGTGGTGTTATGACTAATGTAACAGGTACAGCTGCAAACCTAACTGTAGGTAATGCTACTAAAATTACATCTATTACTAATAGTAATATTGTACAATTAACAGCAACTCAAACTCTTACTAATAAAAGTTTGACAGCTCCTACATTAACTGGTACTACACAAGCAGCAAATCTTAGCCTTTCTGGAGATTTAACAGTTGGAGGAACTACAACAACATTAAATGCAACAAACTTAGTTGTTAAAGATAAAAACATTGTATTAAATTATTTAGATGGAGACTCAAGTGCTGCATCAGATGGTGCAGGTATTACAATACAAGATGCTGTTAATTCTTCTACAGATGCTACTATATTATGGGATAAAGACCCAGGTGAATTTGATTTTTCTCATAGAATAACAGCTCCTAATTTTATTGGAGATGTAACTGGGGATGTTACTGGAGATGTAACAGGAAATGTTACTGGAAGTTTAAGTGGTGGAACTGTAACATCATTAAGTTCACCTATAGCATTAGCTGAAGGTGGTACTGGTGGTGGAAGTGCTGCTGAAGCAAGAAGTAGTTTAGGTGTAGACCCTGCAGGTACAGACAATTCAACTAATGTAACCTTAGCAGGTAGTTTAGATTATATTACATTAAGTGGACAGCAAATTACAAGAAATGCTATAGATTTAACTGCTGATGTTACTGGTGTTCTTCCGTCTGCAAACTTAGATGCAGACACAGCACACTTATCTACTACTCAAACTTTTACTGGTGCTAAGACTTTTAGTGAAAATGTTAAAATTAGTGGTGGAGATTACAATGGGCTTTTCTTTGAAAATGCTGCAGGAACTACAAATGCTTTATTTTATCAACACACAGCTAATGCTGCTTTAATAATTAAAGATATTGTAAATAATACCGATAGAGTATGGTTTGGATATGATGGAGATGTTGGTATTGGACAAAATCCTACTGCTAAATTAGATGTAGTTGGTAATGCTAAAATATCTTCTACTTTACAAATGGGAAGTAGAGCACCTCAAACTAATGCAAAACTTATTTCAAGAGTAAATACTAATGCTATGGAATTTGGACACGAAAATCAAAGTGGGTATGGTTCTACATTAGGTGCTAATGCTGGTAATGGCTATCCATTCTTAGCTTTATATAGTGAAGCTGGAACAAACTCAAATACTTACAGAACAAGAGGTATTAAAGGTGTTGTATTAACAGCTGACACTTCAAATAATTTTACAATAAATCAAGTAACTACTGCAAGTGCAGACAATCAAAGTTTAACTGAAAGATTGAGAGTAGACTCAGTAGGTAATCTTGCAATAAATCAGGGCAATAGATTTTATCTTGACGGAGTTGCTGCAAGTGGAGATACTTATATACAATCAGATACTGCTGACAATTTAAGATTTGTTGTTGGTAATCGTAATATGATTGAAATGATTGAAGATGACAGTCAGGATATGGTAGTAATTGGTAATGGTGCTACTGATGTAGATTTTATTGTAGAAGATGATGCTGGAGCAGCTGTATTAACAGTAGATTCTGGAACAAGTAAAACAACTTTACATAGTTTAGATGTTACTAATAATGTAGGACTAGGAGACGTAACAGCAGACAATGTAGGTTCTAATAGCTTTCATTATAACAATAGTGGTTCATTGGGTGCAGAAGCATTTACGATTGGTGCTACTGGTGGAGTTAATTTTACTCAAGCTATTGCTTTAGCTAATGCTGATTTCTCAGCTAATTCTAGTGATGGTGCTGTATTAAATCTTAAAACAACTTTAACAAATGCAGATGCTGTAAATATTTTAGGTAGAATAAACTTTTCAGCTCCTGTTTCTGGTAATGCTGGAGATGACTCTAGATTATTAGCAGCTTCTATTGTAGCACAGAAAAGTGCAGTATTTAGTTCTACATCAAATCAAACAGATTTAATATTTCAAACTGGTACATCGGAAACTGCTACAGAAAAAGTAAGAATTAAAAATGATGGGAAAGTCGGTATAGGTGCAACAGCTCCTTTAAGAAAACTTCATGTCGTAGGTGATTTTGCAGTAAATGAAGCTACTGACCAATATTATGGTATTTATATGAATGGTGGGGAGAGTAATGACCCAAGAATTTTAATAGGAGATTGGCATAATTCAAGTGGTAGTATAATGTGGGATTCTTCTGAAAATGTTTTAAAGATAGACTCTCAACACTCTGCAGCAAATCGTGATATTGTATTTACAGGTAATGATTTTGCTACTGAATATATGCGTA